CCGCATAGTCGCGAGGAGCAGGACGAGCGCCGTACCCTTTCGCAGCGACTGCTCGCGCAGAGCCGCGAGCCTGGCATCCGGCGTGGCTCCGGCCGTATCCAGATCGGCGAGCAGGGTCTTCCGTTCCTCTTCCCACGCCGTCTGTCCGATCTCCATCATGTCCGCGACGGTCAGCAGCGGCGACCGGAATCCCGGCACGATCTCGACTGTCTTCACTTGATGAGTCTCCCTCGGTTTTCCGCGTGCATCTCTTCCACCGAGCCGAAGGCGTGCACGCGACGCCGCAGCCGTACGTCGATCATCTGCCGAGTCTTGTTCCGCCATCCAACGACCTCGCGAACCTTGGCGAGCGCCTGTTCCTCGGTGAGTTGCGGCGAGATCCCGATACGGCTCCTCGTGCCGTCGCTGAACGCGATGTCGGCGATCCAGTCATCCGGCGTGAGGACGGTCGTCGGCCAGAGCCTCAAGTCGTCTCGTCCCAGGTCTCGACTGGAATCGCTCCGCCGGCGAGCGCGAAGTTGAACGAGATCGCCGCGTCGCCGGTCTTCGTGACGGAAACGGCCGCGTCGGAAATGACCGCGCCCATCGTCCACGAGCAGGCGTTTCCGGTCGTGACCGTTCCGCTTCCGCGCGCGTGCAGGTAGATCGTCCCGCCGCTGTCCACCCAGCCGACCGCGGAGGTAGCGGTAGCCGCGGTCTTTCCGAGGCTCGGCTTCGTGCCGGCAGCATCAGCCATCAGGAAGCCGCCAGCCGAGCCGGAGCAGTCATGCACGCCGAGTTGCCGGCGGCGACCGCCATCGCCGAAGCCGGTGATGTCCGACACCTGCCGCGAAAAGGTCGCGTTCCAGACGTTGAACTGCGCGACCTGGTTCGTGCCGAGATTCACGCCGCCGTCATTGCCAACGAGGTATGCCATGCTTGAGCCTTTCAGGTCTTTAGAGCCTGAACCCTGAACCGTGAATCCGTCCGGATCGCATCGTCCTCGACCGCGGGAACGCCCCGAGATTCGGCACGGATCACGACTCGATCATATCCGGTCGCGGTGAGCGTCTGGTCGTCGAGCAGCACATGAAGAGCGTCGGCCGCGGCGACCGCCACGGCCACGCCGGACGAGTGTGGGTGATACTGCGTGAACTCGATCGTCAGCGCCTCGCGGTCCGATCCGAACGTCTGGGTGATCGCGTGCTCGGCGACGCCGTAGACGCAGAGCGGCAGCGTCACGTTGGCCGGAGCCTCATTGACGTAGACGCGACCGCCGAAGCCTTGAAACCACGAGGTAGACGCCGACGACGTGATCGCGGCCGCGAGCGTATCGAGGATCGGTTTCATCGCTTCATGCCCGGAAATGCCTTGCGGATCGCTGATGCGACGTACGCATCCATGATCTTCTTCGCTCGCGGCAATACGGTTGCGATGGCAGGAGCGATGTACGGTCGCGGCAAGGCTCGTCCGAAGCCGAACTCGAGCCGCGCATAAGGCAACGCCGACCCGACAGCCCAAGCGATCCGGCTGCCTGCGATTCGCTTGCTCGGCTTGCCGGTCTGCCACGAGTTACGGAGAGATCCAGTTTGTGCAGCCGGAGGTCGTCCTGGCGCGCTGCTTCGCGTCGGCTGTCCCGCGTATTGGATTCCGGTTCCGGCCACGCTTAGGTTCTTGCGGATCTCGGTCTGGATCTCAAGCAGGATGCGCAGAGCGCCATCGGCTGCGCCGGCTGCGGCAGCCTGCGCCAGTTCCCTCGTCGGGAAGTTGTATTGAGCGCCGCCGCCAGGACCTGTGCTTCCGCCCTTAGCCACGCGGATAGTCCTCTTCGAGCGAGCAAATCTTGTGGCACAACGGATCGCTCGTCGGCCGATCGTTCGGGATGCGAACCGCGTCGACGCGATAAGTGCGGATCTCGCTCGCGATCGTGACCGTGAGCCTATCTTCCGGCTGCACGTCGACCGAGCCGAGGCAGTAGAGCGTCGCCGGGTTCCGCAGGTTCTCGCGACCGTATCGCAGACCGACCGCTCCGGCTCCGACTTGCAAATATCCGGTGATAGCCGCCGTCGTCGTTCCGGCCGTCGTGCTCTGGGCCGCGCCGCCGCTCACGTCGCGAATCCACACCGGCCTCTGCCTGGCGAGCGTGCGACCGTATGACGAGATGAGCGCGTCGATGCTCACCGGATGCGAGTCCTCGAGCCGAGCCGCGACCGGATCAGGTCAACCGTAGCCGTCGCCGAGCCGAGGCTGTACGAGTAGTCGCCGAGGCTTTCCGACTGCACGCCGCGATCACGCTTCCGATCCCGGTACAACTGGGCCGCGGCTTCGAGGCATACCTGCTCGATGTCGTACGGGACCGTCTCGAAGCCGCCGTTGTAGGCCACGAGCACCGACATCGGCGACGCAGGAAACTCGGTCGTCCAGTGATCGCTCGGCCAGGTATCCGAGACGAACGAGATGATCCCGGACTCGGCATCGACTCGAAGGTTCGCAGACGTGTCCCATGCCGCGGTCAGGTAGGCCGTAGCGTCGAGCACGTTGATCCCGGCTCTCGGATGCAACTGGTACGCCGAGTAGTCTTGGATCGCTGTAGCCGCAAAACCGGTGATCGTGCTTATGTGCGTCGCCAGTTCGCTGGTCGTATCGTGGTTCGTGAACTGGGCCTGATTCTGCTGGACCGTTCCATCGGACGTGATCCGGTACAGACGGATATGCGTCGTCGTCACCTCGACCGTCGCAAGCACGTCGGTCGATACGGTCGAGCGCACCTCGATCGCGTTATTCGATCCGAAGCCAACGTACTTCACATGGTTGATCGGCCGCGTCTTGACGCCGATCTGATCGGTCCGCTCCGAGTTGTGCCACTCGTACAGGTCGCGAGCCTTGATGACCCTGCCGAGCGTCTGCTCAATCTGGGCCGATGCCGCGTCGATCGAGGCTTCGAGGAGGCTCGTATCCGTGCCGGCTGCGACACCGAGGTACGTCTCCAACTTCGCGAGCGTGGTCAGGCTGTTCGGGTCTACTGCCATTCAGATCCTCGCGTAGTCGGGCCGGCCCTCGGTGACGTACTTGGAATGATACTGATGCCTCGCGGCGAGCCTCTGGTCCGGCCAAGTCACCATGACCTGAATGTGACCGATGCGGATGCGATTCGCTTGCCAGACCTTGTAGCCGGACCGCTTCCACTGTCGCCAGAACTGGATGTCATCGTCGATGCGACCCTCGCCCCACGTCCCGTCCGGAGCCGGCGAGCCGTGGAACCACGGCTTCGGCAGGTTGCGAAGAGCGTCGGCACGGATGAGCGTCAGGCCGAAGTGAGCGGTCGCGACCTCGAGGGCATCGCAGGTGATTTCCTCCATCGTCAGCGAGTTGCGTGCATTGCCTTCCGCATCCTCGCAGGTGATGAGCACGGTGTCGCGCTCGCGGCCGATCTGCATCGCAGCCACCGCGTCGAGGTTCTTCCGCGTCGCGAGCCGGTAGATGTCGATCACGTCCTGCTTCTCGAAGATCGTGTCGTAGTCGAGGGTAAGAACCCACTCGCATGTCGGCTTGGCGATCGCCTCGGCCATGAGCCGGGAAAGGCATTGCCCCCAGAATGCGCCGGTGTGCTTCGTGATGTTGACCTTCAGCGGGATGAGCGCCGCGATCGCGCAGAACATGTTCTCCGTCCAGGCGAGCCGAGGCATCGAGACCAGCGCCTCGACGTTCCGAAGTTCCGTGATGGGCGGAACCTTGGCCGCTTCGAGCGCGACGTTCATCGGATCGGTCTCGACCTTCCACGGTCGCACGTCGTCGAGCCCGGCAGCCTTCAGCGTGTCGGTGAGTTTCTGCCGGTTCCAGATCGAGCCGTGTTCGCCAGCCTTTCCAAGCAGCCGCTCCTCGACATCGGCCGAAGTGCCACCCTTGTAAGCGTCAATCAGCCGGTCGAAGTCGGGCACGCTGACGCGGAGTTCGCCTTCCGGTCGCAACTTGGCCGCGACCTTGGCGATGGCCTCGGTCGCACCGCCTCCGACGAATCGAGCCAGGTCGCCGGTGATCTCGATCGAGTCGCACGAGCCATCGGCGTACGGGAGCGCCATCGCCTCCTCTGCCTTGTGATCGCGGAAGGTTCCGTTGTGCCAGACGACGATTGCCATGCTGCTTCCCTCTGATGTGAACAGGGCCGACTCCACGCGGAGCCGGCCCTGCCCGTCCCGTGTGACCGGATGGTATCAACCGAGAGCGTTGAAATACCGAGAGCCGGCATCCGCAGCCGCGATCGGAGCCTTCGCTCCGAGATCGAGGACGCAGATCGCCGAGCAGGTCGGCGTGTTGGTATCGGCGTTGCGGAGGCCGAGGCGAAGGAATCGCTTCTTGCCGCGAAGGTCGACGTTGATGACGGCGTAAGCGTCTTGGTTGCTGACAGCGGTCGAGTTGATCGCGGTCGGCAGGCCGGTCGAGATGGACGAGATGGCCGAGTACGCGGTCGCGTCGGTCGTGTCGCCGTGCTCGATCGAGATGAGGGACGGAACCGAGCCGGTCGTCGCCGAGCGAGCCTCGATGACGAACGTCGCGGAATCGAAGCCCTTGCCGTCGATGTTGTTTCCGTAGACGTTGGTGGTCGCAGTGCCGACGGTCTGAGCGACCATCGCCACGCGAGCCTTCGGATTCTGGATGGGAACCATTTAGAAGAACCTTTCTGTCAGGCGTAGGAGTTACCCGTCGCCAGGCTGTTTGAGACGTACTTCACGCCGGACGCGCCCGGCGTGACTGGTGCGTAGGCCGGCTCGTCGAGAAGACACAGGGCCGTCACGACGTTCGTCGTGGCGATCGAGTTGGCCGTCTTGAGCCGGATGTACCGCTTCTTGCCACGGAGGTCGACCGTGATGTTCGCGAACGCGTCGACGTTGGTCAGCGCGGTCGAGTCGATCGTGGTCGGCAGTCCGCTTGAGATCGTGTGGAAGGCAGAGAACGAGGTCGAGTTGGTGTCGTCCGCGTGCTCGATGCTGAACGAAGCCGGAGTCGCCGACGTGTTCGCGGCCTGCGCGATCACGACGAACGATGCCGAGTCGTAGCCCTTCACGTCGATCGTGTTGCCGGTGACGGTGTTTGTGTTCGTCGTCTGGCGCGCGATCGCGATCTGGCACTTGATGTTCTGGACAGGCTTCATGGAATCTCCGGGAAGGGCCGGGTCGCCACTAGGACGACCCAGCCCCGAGGGAAGAGCAGGGATCAGCCGATGTAGAGGCCGACAATCGGTCCGGCCTCAACGGTGTCGCCGACGTTCGCCACCTTGATGTCGAACCGCTCGGTGCCGCGAACCGCGATCTCGTCCTGCTCGAACGCGTTGAGCGCCGAGTCAGAGAACGCGATCGAGGTCTGCCGGCGGTCGCCAAAGTAGGCAGCCATCGACAGGTCGCCGAAGAGCAGCGAAACGCCGGTAGCGGTCGCACGCGGCATGACCTGGGTGAACTCGACCGGATACCCGAAGAAGTTCGGAGCGGCCGATCCATCCTTGATGTCGCGAGCAGTCACGCCGCCAGCGGCATACGCAAGACGCTCCATCACGTTGTGATAGAACGCCTTCGAGCAGTACCACTTGCAGGCCGGCGAATCGGCGTAGGCCGGAAGCGCAGCCATGAGCGAGTTGATATCCGCGAGCGTGACCGCCGCCCAGGTCGAGCCGGACGCGTCGAAAAGACCCTTCACGTTCGCGACCGACGAGTCAACGTCGAGCAGCGCCTGAGCGACACCGACGATGCCGCCGAAGGTCGACGTGCCGGTTCCGGTGAAACCGCACTCGTCCTCCTTGAGCGCGAACGCATACGCGATCTCGTTCGCGATATCGTCGCCGAGGTTCACGATCGCATCCTCGTTCAGTTCGCTCGAGGCCGTGGTGAGGACCATGAACTTCTGGGCGACGAGGTTCACCTGGTCGAAGACCTGCTGCGACTCGGTGCCGGGCGCGGCCTCGCCGATCGCGTAGGCGGTCAGCGTCGACTTGCGGCGCGGCATCCGCTTGGTGTCCGAGGTCATCGGAACGATCTTCGCGTTCCGACGGAAGACGCCGTAGCGCTCGCGGAGCGAGATCAGCGACGACTCGAACTCGTCCGGGACGAGGAAGCCGCCGGCGCTGTTCACGCTCTCGGTGTGGCCCTTGGTGACGAGGCCGTTAGCCGCGCACCACTCGGCGCTCTTGCGGTGGCCGCGAGCGGCCATGATGAACCGACCGAAGCGGTACGCCTCGTCGTTGCTGGCGAGGTACTTCGCCTTGCCGGTGATCTTGTAGGTGTCAGTGCTGGTGACGTTGGGCATGGTGTTGACTGCCTTCAGTTCCGCGGCGATGGCGGACTTGACGGTTTCACGGAGAGCCTTCGCCGGCTCCTCTTCCTTGGGCATCTCGTCGGTGTGCGCGGCATCGGTCTCGACCGCGGCCGGCATGATCTTGACCTCGTAGGCGATCTGCTCCGGCGCGAGAGGGTTGCCC